TTACGTCATGGACGGCCGCTGAAGGTGGAGTCACCGCACGGTGGAGTGAATCAACTGTCTAAACTAAACAAACAAATAAATACTATGCCAAACACATACAACTGGAGCCGACTGGAACCTCTCGTAAAAACGGAGGAAGTAAACGGTTCCGAACAAAAAGTAGTAATCACCCTCGTTGCGGGTTTAACCGCCCAATCCGATGATGGTTACAGTTCATACATGGACAGCGCAATCAACTGCCCACTCGACCCTGACAACTTCATTCCTTTTGATGATCTCCCAGAATCTTGGGCAATCGACAAGGCGAACAGTGTTGCCGAGGAAGGTGGTTGGAAAGATGCGTTGGATAAACAAATTGAAGCAGCAAAGGCCCGTCCATTGCCAGCCAAGTTTCCTTGGCAGCAAGCTGGCGAGGCTCCTGCTGAATAATAGGATACTTCGGGTGGAGTGATGATAAATGATTTAGAATGGCTAAAAGTGTTCGGGGTAAACGGAGGCGTGCTTGCCACTGTCTCATTGTCCGACCTTGAGCTTGCCCTAAAGATACTAATGCTGTTCCTCACTTGTGTGTGGACAGCGGTTAAAATTGTTAAACTACTAAAAGAAGAATGAAGGAAAAACTAAAGAGCAGGAAATTGTGGATGGCCTTGGGTGGCCTCTTAACTGTAGCCGCAACCGAATGGCTGAACCTGTCACCGGAACTGACAGAGCAAGTTGTTGGGGCTGTAATCATTATCGTACCTGCCTATATCGGAGGTCAAGGCATAGTGGACGCGATGAAGGAGTACGCCTCGGCAGGGAAGAAAAAATGATATTAGCCGCACTCAAGGGCTTGGCCGCGTTGCCGAGATTGGTGGATGCGGTTGAGTCCTTGGGGATTGTGGCACGGGCGCAAATGGCGCAACAAAGAAAAGATGAGAAAGACAAAGCTGTTGATGACCTTATTGATGCTGCTCGCTACAAGCGGCTGCTTGAGCGTGAAGCTGAACGGGTTTCAAGAGATAGCGGAGAGGAATCCGGTGGGGCTTGAGAATGCGGTGGAGACAGATGAAGGAGCGGAATTTATTAGACAGCTTGGGAAATACATTAATCAACTTGAACAACAGATAGAGGCAGGAAAATGACTTTAACAGAACTAGCAGATCAAGTTACGACTAAATTAAGTGATACCGATTCCGCCTCGGTGACCACCTGCAAGAAATTCATTAATAACCGCTACCGGATGCTATGGGATTCGGGGTTATGGACTAACTCATTGGGGGTTGTAACCAAGACAGTGGCAGCAGAGGACGAAACCCTTACCTTATCGGGTGATCCAACTATCTTCTATTATCCGACAAGCTCAACGGTGGCTTCTACGGCCCCTAGATTGCAGTTTGTGGTGGCTACGAAGTTCACCGAGACAGGGAAAGAGGACGGAGCGGAGGTTGTCGGTTCCAACTGGATGCAATTCTTCCAGTTAGACCCTAACATTTGGGAGAACACCAGTTCGCGCAGGGCTAACCCAACCAATTTCACTCCCCTGCCCCCTGACGCAAGCGGGTATTGCCGTATTAAACCTCTCCCCACGCCCAAGAACGCGGGAACACTGTACGCATTGGGCAAATTGAAGTTCACCGAGCTTGGTGATTCGGATTCTCCGGTGATATTAGGGTCAGACAATGTGCTTCTGGCTTATACCGAGGGGGATATGCTTGAAAGGGCGATGCAGTTCCAGAAAGCACAGGCTAAATTTACTGAAGCAACCACATTAATGCAGATTTGCAGGGACTTGGACAATGTTCAGCCAGCGAAGGTGAACCGAATCATCCCTGACGTACCGAATCACTGGCAAACCAGTGACTTTGTTAACTAATGCCTGTTCTATCCAATAACGTGCTGGATGACCCGTTGATTCTCGACGGGAACAACAGTTTTGTAGGAGGGCAAGTGAGTGCGTCCCGCGCAAACCTTGTTCCTCCCGATGCTTATGCTGAAGGAAAGAACATTGACCTTGATGAGTTTGGAAATGCGGTAACTCGCAGGGGAACGAGTCTTGAGATCGGCTATTTGGTTTGGGAGGATACTGATGTCAATTGGGAGGCAGAAACAACTCCTTGGGAGGGGGTTACTGCGCCTATTACTTCGCTTGGTTACTTTGACACAGGCAGTGAGGAATACGTTGTCGTGGCAGACGGGGCAGACTATCTGAAAGCGGTCACTGAAGTAGGCACGTTCACTCCCTTGACAGGAGCAACCTATCCGGCAGGTGCGCGGGTAAGGTTTGCCCAGCTTAATACCCGCTTTTATTATACCGACGAGTCCAGTGACCTGCGTTACATTGAAGGCTCCACTGATCCGGTTACTGCCGAGGTGATTACTGCCGGAAAGATTACCAGCATCACGATTGCCAACGGAGGATCGGGATATACCTCGGCTCCTACAGTAACAATAGATGCTCCCTCCAGCGGAACGACTGCCACCGGAACAGCGGTGCTGGGTTACGACGGAAGCGTGGTCAGCGTGACCATGACCAACGAGGGAACAGGTTATGACAAGGATAACCCTCCTGCCATTGCCATTGCTTCCCCCACCAGCGGAACAGATGCCGTGGCAACGGTTCGTATTTCCCAAACTCCAAGCAAGCCGAAGTTTATCGTTTCCCATACCAACAGACTGTTTGCTACCAGCGCAGATACGGCTGTTCCTTCTGATGTATTGTATGTGAGCGGGATACTCGACGGGGATGCGTGGGATTTGGCGGGGGATAATCTGCGAATTGGTAATGACCGCGACCCTATAACTGCCCTCATGCCAGCGCAGAATTTTGATCTTATCGTCTTTAAGGAGAGAAGCATTTACAAGATAACTGCCGACCCAACACAGGAGGTTTCGCAGTGGAGCATAAAGTTGGTCAACAACCGGACGGGATGTGTGGCTGATGGGACGGTTCAGCAGGTCGGTGCGGATATTATGTTCCTTTCCCGTGACGGTGTTCGCTCCCTGCAATCCATTCAGGCGGGTACGGAGACAGATATTTCACTGCCAATAAGCCGCAATATAAATGATTACATCGGAAGGATTAATCAATCTGCGGTGAGCAAATGCACGGCAACCTACTGGCGCAACCGTTATATGCTGTCTGTTCCGCTGGATTCCGCCACCACACCGGACACAGTGTTGACCTACAACCTGCTTGCAGGTGCATGGTGCGGGTTCTGGACAGGATGGGAGGCGAGGGGCTTCGCTATTAGTGCATTCAGTGGCAAGTTGGCCCTTAATATCGGGACACAGAACGGGGAGCTTTATACTTGGGACGACACGACACCGGAATCCTCCACGACCATAGCAGACTTTAAGGATGGGAATTCCACCTACGAATCCTATATCACAACACGGGCATATACCTACGGGGAAACGTGGGGAGACAAGATCGGTTACTCTTCACAGTTTAACTTCGGGAACCTCCACACTGATGCAGTGGAAGGAGAGATTAATTACTACAAGGACTTATCTTCAACAGGGAGCGCACTGGATTCAAGTCTGTCACTGGCCGGAGACACCAATCTGATCCGAAAAGGTTACAACATGATTGCCAAGGGTAGGTTTGACCAGATGCAGTTTAAGGTAACAGCAGACGGAGGAAGGCTTGCTCTGCAATCCATTCAAACCAGTGCCTTTGGCCAGCCTATTGACCCACAACGATGACTGCCTTGGATATAATGACATTAACGGTGGGACTCTTCTGCCATAGGCATCTTGGTCATTGCCGTAAGTGGGATAAGGCACTCATGTTGAAATGGGTGCAGTGGTTCATCGTCAAAAAGAGGTACTGGACAGTAGTTCGGGACGGCAGAATTGCAGGGGTAGCCCTTGTTCGGCTTGTAGACGATGAGGACGGTTGCCGCAAGGATTACACTGACACAGGAGGGAAAGTTTGCTTCGTAGATGCTACAGTGGCTAAAGGTGAAGGGGTTATGAAGGAGCTTTATACAAAGATGTTTAATGATATGGGGCATCAAGCAGACACAATGGCTTGGGTAAGACCAAAGCATAACGACAGAATAGTTTGTGTTCCGATGGAACGCGCAAGGAGAAGATTAATAAAGGGATAATATTATGGGTAAATCATCACCACCTCCACCACCAACCCCTCCGTCTGCTGCGGAGATTTCTGCGGCTAACACCGATTCAGCAAGAGCTATGATGGAACTGCAACGCGCAATGCAGTTTGGTGATGAGGTAATGAAGCAGGGGTATATGCGCGAGAAGTTGGGTGTGCCTCAAGGAGCCACTCCTGTTTACTCCGAAACAATGGTGGCTTCCTCTGCCCCGAAGAACATAACAAAAAATAATTACGGGGCAGTTTTTGAAGTTCAGAGTGATGGCACACTCGCCATTCATCCCCAATACAAGAATAACTCCAGCATCCAGCAAATGCATGAGAGATATATAGGGATGCCGTGGGGCGAGTTTGCCGAGGAGATGGGGTCTAATTGGGGAGGGTCTCGTAGCGAATGGAGAGCAGACCCTACAGGAACTGTAGAGGTCAAGCAGCCCATCAAGTCCCTCACAGGTTACAAGAACTCTGATGGCACAATCACTGATGCCCACCAATACTTCAAGATTTCAGAGGATGGAGAGAGGCAAACTGTAAAACGTGAAGAGGCACTTCAGGCTGACTTCACGGGGATGAGCGACACCGATCTCGCTCGGAAGCAATGGGAGTTTGAGAAGGAGACTTCACCGGAAAAAACACAGTTCCTTCTGGATCAAATGAAGCAGTTCGGGCCGGAGTTCACCGAACAAGCAAGAGCCTTGGTTGAGCGCAGTGACCCCACTGGATTTGCTGCAAG